AGTGCGGGTAGCTACCCGCGTCAAGCGATTTCTGCGGGACGCTACCCGCTAACCGATTGGCCGCTTTCTGCGTCGTCTCAGCGGTAAATAGGCGTCAATCACGATTGCCTTAACCCGAGTCGTATCGTCCATGCCGTCGAAATGACCGGAAGCATCTGGCTTGCCGATGACGATAGGATCGCGGAACTCGGGGAGGGTGGATTCCGCGCACAGCTCGTACACGCCATCAGGGCGGCGCGAGAGGCGCTTCACAGTGGTTTCATAGAGGCCAGCGCGTTGTTGCTCGACGATTACATAGTCGTCGTCCTCGGGTTCCAGCTCGGAGCCGATGAGATCCACGCACCGCAGGATAGTGCCCGGAGGCAATACCTTGTCCATGCTGCGGCCCTCAACGACAAGGCCGACATGTTCTCCCGGCTCGGTGTTAAGATCGACCTCGATCTCAAACCAATCGTCTCTGGGCCAATCGGCCTGCTCACGCCATACGCCTGCCGCCACGGCCCCACCTACTCTCAGCCATTCGGTTAAAGATTCCGCTGTTAAATCAACGCCCTTAACGACGACTGAAAGCGGAACTCCGAGAGCCTTGCATATGCCGGACACAGACTCAATGGTAGGCTTACGTTTATCAACGCGCATTATATCTCGTACTAAGTCAGGATTTCGACCGCCGGTCGCAGCCATCGACAAACTGCGGCGGGAATACGCACGGCCGGGACCCGTGTGTTCGATGATTAGCTGACGAAGTTTCGCCAGGTCGATTTCAACCCCCTCGGCCATGGGGCCGCTTGTTCCCGCTTGAGAGCGCGCCCGCAATATAGGGCGCATACCCGCAAAAGGGTATTGCGTGCGGGTATCTACCCGCATATAAGACGCCACATGTCCCATCCAATCCTCAACGAAATCGACGCTTTCTGCTCCGCACACCAGATGGCCGAGAGCACGTTTGGTCGAATGGCGCTGGGCGACTGGAAATTCGTCAAAGAGCTGCGCGGCGATGGGCGGGATAGCCCCCGCCGCCTGTGGCCTGAAACCGAGCAAAAGGTTCGTCATTTCATGGCGACCTATCGGCCAAACACGCAACAGGATGCGGCGGCATGAGCGTCTATTTCGCGACTTGCCGCGAGATTGGCCGCGTGAAGATCGGTCACGCCGTCAATGTTCGTCGGCGGCTTAGCGAATTGCGCACTTACTGCCCCGTTCCTCTTGAACTTGAGGCGACATTGGACGGTGGGGAAGCCGAGGAGCACGAACTTCACGAGCGCTTCGCCAATCATCGTCGGCAGGGCGAGTGGTTTTTGCTCGCTCCTGAAATCGAGGAGCTGATCGCAGCCAATAGAACCGCGATTCCCGCCAAGCCGTTCGATGCGACTAATCCGGTAGCTCGACTGCTCGCGAGAGGCGAGTTTTCGCAGTGCGCACTCGCCGAAAGGCTGGGCGTAACTCAAGCTACGATTTCCCGCTGGTCCACTGGCAAACTTCCGATGAGCCGGCGCACAGAAATCACGCTCTCTGTGATCGAACGCGAAATCACTGGTGCGTCCGCATGATCCGCGCGGGAAATGACCGCTCTTCCGCGCAGTTGGCGACCCAGAGTTGTTTGCCCCACGCTCCGGGCCGCCGTTCCCTGTTGGCTAGGTCATAATCGGCATGGCGGGGGGATGGCAACCAATTGAGACTGCGCCACGCGACGGGACGCTGATCGACCTGTGGGGCAGCTGCAAGGACAGCGTAGGCCGCTGGGAAGGGCGATTTCCGAATTGCCATTGGGGCAAGGTCTCCGACCGCTGTGGCGGCCATTTCACATGGATGGATGACGAAGATTGGGGAATGGACTCCGAAGCATACGGAGCAATCATAACCCACTGGATGCCTCTCCCCGAACCTCCGGAGGCCGCCTAGATGCCCACTCTCTACACCGCTCTCGCAATCCTCGGATGGCTCGCCTTCTGCGCTATCATCGCATGGTTTGTCAGTCGCGTTCTCGATTACGCGGCTCAGCTCTTCCAAGAGGAAGCAGACCAATTCGCCAATGCTGACCGCATCTGGGGCGAGGTCGTCAACGTTCCCGAGGCTTTGCGGCCCTCCCATATCGCTACCGAGCCAAGCGAGAGGGCCAAGTCCAACGCTAGTCATTCTCTTCTTCTTTCAACTCCGCCTTCTTGTGGGCGGTAAGCGGATATTTAACGCATGGATCCGTCAACAATCATAGACAAATCCTGCGAGGATATTCAGGCGGCGATGGCGATCGCGCTGCTGCGCTTCTCCACGACGCACGACATTAGCTATTCTAAGATCGGTCTGGCGTGCGGCCGCGAGAAGCAGTCAGTCGCTCAATACATCAACAACGGAACCGAGATGCCAGCAACGTGCTGGCTTAAGCTTGTCGCCAAATGGCCCGAACTGGCTGAGCGCCTAGAGTTCGAACTGGACGATGCGGAGAAGGCGTTCCGCGCAAAGCAGCGCTCGCTCACGCTTCCCATGCCTAGCCCAGCGGAGCGCGCAGCATGACCCTCCGCTCCCTCATATTCATGATCCGCCACAAGCACTCCTGTAACCGCACAATCGCTCGTGAGCTGGCGTGTGAAGCATTGGCTCGCGATGTCGAGAAGCGGCGCAATAGCTTTGAGTGTGAGCAGTTCCGTCGCCGGAGAGCCGCAGCCCTCAAATATACGCGGGGCGCAGCGTGAGCTCGCTTCTCGAACTGCCCTGGCCTGACTCAAAGCTCGCCGGCCATCACAACGTCCATTGGCGCGTGCTTCAGCCGGTCAAGGCGAAGCATAAGACCTGGGCCAAGTTCGCCGCGCTCGCCGCAGATATCACCGTTCCAGAGACCGGCGACATTCGTGTTTCAGCTACGTTTTACCCGCCCAACAAACGCGGCGATAGAGTGAATTATCCCATCCTCGCCAAGCCATATTGGGATGGTATTGCGGAAGCTCTTGGCGTCAATGATCGGCGCTTCTTACCTAGTTTTCACTTCGCCGAGCCGGTCTCAAACCCGCGCGTGGTTGTGGTGATAGGATGATGGCGACTCCGGCGCGCAAATGGGATGCATGGCGAGAAGCCAAGGTCCGCTCAGCTGTCCAGCAATCTGGATGTGCAACCGCCCGCCTTCAGGGGATGAAGCTCAGAGCCAGGCTCACCCCTCCACAACCAACCTCGGGAATCTTCCCCTTTGGTCCTGCGCGCACCTGTGCCGAGTGGCGCCCGTTTGAAACTTGGCAGGAGCGCCGTAACCCATGATGGAACCGATCGAACTTCCTTCGCGCACGCGCGTCTCGCACCGTCCCACAACGCAGATCCAGGAATTGGTAGCAGTCTCCTACGGGCTGCATCCCAAACATATGGTGTCACCCGAGCGTAGGCGCGACATCGCCTGGCCGCGCCAGATCGCCATGTATCTCACGCGCCAGCTCACGAAAAGGTCATTGCCCTGCATCGGTGAGGCATTCGGTCATAGAGACCACACCACCGTGATCCACGCCATAAAAGCCGTCGAGAAGAGGATGCAAGCCGATCCTCTCTATCGCGCTGACGTGCAAGCTCTGCGGAAGGCGCTGACTAGGTGAGCGGATACGTCCGCATCCATCGCTCGCTAATCGGGCACCCTGCATTCCGTAACGATGCGGAGGCAATGGCGTTCGCTTGGCTGGTGGCAAAAGCGGCATGGAAGCAGAGCCGTGTCCGCTACAAGGAACGCGCAATCGCACTCGCTCGCGGGCAGCTGGCAATATCAGTCCGCGACTTCGCCAATGCGATGGATCGCGACAAGGCGTGGATTGAGCGTCTTTTAAAACGTCTCAGAGCCGAGACGATGATCGAGACAGTCTGTGAGACAGGCGTCAATGTCATAACCATCTGTAATTATGCAGAATATCAGACCGATCCTGTTTTGTGTGAGACACCGCGTGAGACGCCAAACAAGACAGAGGCGAGACAGGCGCAAGACACAGAACAAGAAAGGGAAGAAGTTAATAAACAAAACTCAGAACCTAAAGGTTCTTCGCAAAAGTTTGTTTTGCCGAGCGATATTCCTGCCGAGCAATGGGGCGCTTGGCTCGAAGCGCGGAAGAAGATCCGCAAATCGCCCACCGATCACGCAAAATCGCTCGCCGTCGCCGAGCTGCGGCGTCTTCGGGACGAGGAGGGCTGGCCGCCCGGCGACGTGCTCAACCACTGCACGATGAACTCATACCAAGGCATTTTCCCGCCAAACCGGAAGTCGAAAAATGACCGATCTGACAAAGCCCCCGTCGCCGAAGCTTTCAATCGCATATTCGGCTAGTGCTGAACTAGGCATGGAACTGGCGAAGGCGCTCACTCTGGTAGCGCCAACGTCAATGACCGCTGAGCAGCACGAGCTGTGGTTGCGCGCTGCCTTGGATTCGCTTCAGGACATTCGGGGAGCCGAGGTTCAGGCGATCAGCCAGGAACTTCGTCGAACGGTCACGCGGCCCAACCAAATCGTTCCCGAGATTGCGCGCCTCGTGAACGAGAAACGCCAACGAGCCAACCAATCGACCAAGCCGCAAAGCCCTTACGCGGCCGAGATGGCGATCCGCAATCGATCGGACGAAATGCGCGCCGCTGCAAAGGGCGACAAACGCAAACTCAGCGATGCCTACGAATGGGAGCGGCAAGCGAGGATCGATGCCGGATTGCATGTCGATCCATATCCGAAACCGCTGACACGCCACGAGCTCGACACCATGCCGAGCCATATCCGGCAGCTGGGCCTGAGCTCCGGCTTCCTCGAATATCGAGGAGACATGCTCTGCGAGCTCTCACCCACCGGAGGAAGGTAATGGCGTCTCGGGCTCTTGGTCTAGCTCTCAAAACGGTGGGCGGAATCGTCGGTTCGGCCTTCCTGCTGTGTATTTCCATCGAAGGTTATCACTGGTTCCAGGTCTGGCAGATTTTGCGCAAGGGAGATCGTTAGTGGCAAGGCGTAAGCGTAAGACCAAGGTCGATCCCGTCCAGAAGCTAGCGGAATCAATCCTTCCTGCCGCGCAGATCCGCAACAACCTCTATGCCATCTGCGGTGTCTCGAACCACAGCGAAGCCGATCAGCGGGCGATGGTCAGGTCCGGTGAGACGAAAACGCTTCGCCGGCGGACCAGGATCGAACTGATGCACAAGGCCGGAATCATCAACGCCGAACAGGCTGCGGCGTGCGAGTGGTATTCAGCGGCCTATGAGCTTGGGTTTCAAACGATCGGATGCACTGCGAATTACGGTGGGGCGGGAGGGGGTAGCTTCGGCTCGAGCGACCTTCTCGCCCGCTACAGGGCCCAAGCCGAGGCGCGGGAGAATTATCACTATGCCCGCCTAGCTATTCCTGCCCACCTCCTTCCGTCACTCGACGCGGTTGTGCTGGAGACCGGTAGGCCTCCGCAGATGATGCGGAAGGAGGAGAAGCTTAGGTTCAGCCTAGCGGCCTTTTTGCTGCTTGGACAGGTCGGCCACATGCTCGCGATGGCCGCTTGACGGCAAAACCAGCCAACTGTATACAAATCGTCAATGTGATTTCGCGCGCCCGCAGCAACCGCTGTCAGGGCGCGTTTTCAATTCGGCGTCTGAGTGTTTCCCCCTTCGCTCGCCCGTCGATCCCCGCGCCCACTCATCCGACACACCCACTGGAAGCTCCATTGTAGCTTAGCCGGTCGGCAATGATTGTGGCGCGGGCCTTAATTCGGAGGCCACGATGGGCGGTTTTGGACTGTCTCTTGGCCTCAAGAACTTCAGGCGCCGTGGCAGCAGTGGCAGCGCGCCAACCAACGCAGTCCTCCGGGAAAGTGGCTCATACGCCCTTCGTGAAGATGGCTCTCGGTTTCTGAGGGAGGCATAAAAGTTGGCCGACACCAAGATTTCAGCTGAAGCCGCAGCCGCGGCACTCGATGGAACCGAACTGGTTCTTGGCGTGCAGGGCGGAGTCAACGTCAAGATCACTAGCCTTCAGATCCGGACCTACGCGCAAGCCAATCTCGGCACTGCGGCAACCAAGAATCTCGCAGTCGGAACGTCCGCACCAGGTAGCCCGTCAGTCAACGATCTGTGGGCAGACATCAATTGACGAAGGATTTTCAGCATGGCTGACAATGGGCAATTCTTTCTCGACACCAAAACCCCGTTCCTGAACGCAGACCCTTCGGCAGTCACCCTAGCGACTACCTACAAGGCTCTGGTTCCGTCAGCATCCTTGCCGCCGCTCGGCACCAACTATTTTGGCTATGTCGGGAAATCGGTCAGAATATGGGCTTTCGGTCGCATCACGACTGCCGCAACCCCTGGTAATATTCAGATCGGCATCCTCTATGGAACCGGCGCCGACGCTAACGGCACGACGATTGTGCAGAGCGGCACTGTGGCTCTCGTGGCCTCGCAGACGAATCTCAGCTGGTCATTAGAGGTCGATATCGTCTGCCGCTCGATCGGCTCGGCGGGAACGCTGATGGGCCTTGGCGAGGCGCACTTCAATGTCGGTGTCATTGCATCGACCAATCAGCCGCTGATGCTTCCTGCATCCGCTCCTGCGGTCTCGGCCGGCGTCGATCTGACCTCGGCAACAAGTCTGCTCAGTCTCCAAGCGCTGCGCTCTGGTTCGACTGCTGAGACGATGCAGGTGCACGGCTTCAAGACGTTTGCGCTGAACTAATGCCAGTAAGGCTTATCGCTCGACAGCCCCTGCGCTGCTCCAGCGGCGGGTGGATGGTCGATAAGGGGCCGCGTCCGGTCAACACGGCATCAATTCCCTCTTCGTGGCGTGTCGGGCTGCTGAAAGTATGGGACGGCTCAGCATGGGTCACGAAACCGCTCAAAGTCTGGAACGGTTCTGCATGGGTCACGAAACCGCTGAAGTTCTTCTCTTCCGCGCTCGTCAACACACGCGCTCCCAACGCGCCTTCCGGCGCGGCGATCATCGGCCAAACCCTCTTCGCCACGGACATGGGTGACTGGACGACCACTCCGACATCGTTCGTGATCGACTGGTTCGATGACAATGGGGCCATCGTCAACGGCGCTAATCAGGACTTCTATACGATAGAAGATGCTGAGCTTGCTCAGCATATCTATTACCGCGTCACGGCCACGCTCGGCGCGGAAACGGTGTCGGTGATGTCGGCAGGAACCGTGTCGGTGGTGGATATCGATCTCTCGGCCGATGTGCCAGTCCTCACCCGCACCTCTGCGTCAGGAGCCACGCCGTATACGGTCGATACCGCGCTCGGTGCCTACACTTTTTCCGGCTACACTCTTCAGCGCGAGATCGCGACGACCAATGGCTTTGCGACCGATCTCTACAACGGCCAGATCGCGATCACCGAAGCCATGCTCCAGTCTCCTTATACGATCGACTGGGCAAACGATGCTTCCCCACCTTATGTCGAGCCGAACCACGGAACATATCCGCAATATTGGGAGCGCCAGCGGATCATTGCGCTGAGCCCTTCCGGCACGTCCTATTACTCTAACTGGTCAACGCCGATCTCGAAGACCGATGCGGTGGCACCGGTCGTGCTCAATTCGTCCGACAAGACGGCCAGCGTAGTGCTGACGAATGGAGCGCTCACTTTCTATGATGGCGGTGGATCGGGACCGAACAGCGTTCGTGCAACCCGCGGCTTGACCACCGGTACGGGCTATTGGGAAGTCCATATCGACAACAAGACGAGCACCTTGCGCTGCGGCCTTGCCGACACCACGCAGAGCCTGACCGCATGGTGGGGCGACAGTGCCGGAGCCCTCCACGGCTTCAACTGGGACAGCGGCGGAACGCTCGACGGCTACTCGTCCTATCCAAGCTACGCCAGCTGGACGACCAACGATGTGCTCGGCTTCGCTCTCGACCGGGACAACAAGAAAATATGGGTGGCAAAGAACAATACCTGGCAGAACGGTACGCCGGGCGTGAGCGGTGGCTTCTCGCTTGACGCCAGCATCACGGGCGAGGTGCTTCCTGGAGTGCAGGCCGAGTTCGGCAACACCGTTTCCTTCATCTTTGCTTCCGGCTCGCTCACCTATACCCCGCCATCAGGGTTCCCAGCGCTATGAAAAGAATCCTCTTTCTGATCGCATTGCTCTTCGCCTCGCCGGCCTTTGCCGTCGAGATCAATGGTGATACAGGGTTCAGCAACGCCGGCTACTGGATGGGCATGACGCCGAATAACTGGGCGGTTGGTGGGGGTGTCCTTACCGGAACCAACGTCACGGCATGGGAGACGATCTCGCACGTCTCGACCGCGATCAAGAAAGGCCACACCTATCAGGTGAGCTTCAGCGTTCCGTCGCGAACCGCAGGCAGCGTGCAGCCCTATGTTGGCCTGTCCATGATGCACACCGCGACGGGCGCCAATATCAACTACCCGAGCAGCTCGATCGCCGACAACTTCACCACGGCCTCTGGGCTTGTCAGCTCGGCGATCCCTGGAGCGAGCGACGATCCTGTGGGCGCCTTCCGGATGTTCTGCGGTGCAGGGCCGGTGCGGCCTGACGACCCGCTCGTTTATGCCAACCAGTCTGGGGCGTCACACTTCCACCAATTCTACGGCAATACCGGAACGAACGCCAAGACGACCTACACGTCGCTGCGCACATCTGGAGGCACCACCTGTGGCAACGGCTCGGACCAGACCCATCCGATCAACCGCTCGGCCTACTGGTTTCCGGCAATGCTCGATGGTGTCGGCAATGTCGTTCGGCCCGATACGATCAACCTCTATTACAAGCGCGATCCAGCCTCTAGCACCCAATGTACGCTCAGCGAACCACTACGCACCGCTGACAGCTGCGTTGCGATCCCCGACAACTTCCGCTTCATCTCTGGATATAATTTCTCGACAGGGCTTGGCGGGCCGGTCGATAATCCGGCGATGCACTGGGAGTGCTGGGATTGGTCTGGAACGCTCGTCATTTACGGACCCTATTCCCATCTTTACGATATCCAGCCGGGCGGATCGGGGCACAATTGCCCACTCGACAGTGTGGTTGCAATGAACGCGGCAATGGCAAATTGCTGGGACGGCACGCACCTCGATGTGCCGAACCATCGCGATCATGTTGTCTATGGACTGGGACCGATCCAAGCTGGGCAGTTCTTCCGCTCATGCGTCGGGGCCGGCTCGACCGCGGGACACCCGATCGAGATCACCAACATCGAGGTCCAGCTCTACTTCCGTGTAGATCAGGCGTTCGTGGACAAGAAATGGCACTGGGCATCGGATGAGATGGTGTCCGGAGCCGAGAAGGGATCGACCTTCCACTTTGATTATTGGAAGGGCTGGTCGCCGACTGCCTATGCAACGCTCGAGACCAATTGTGAGGATGGCCATCTCAGCTGTACTGCGGGATCTCTTGGCGACGGCACGGCGATCAAGCGCGGCGCGGAGACAGCCCCTACGGGCGTCGGCAATCCCGGTGCTCCAGACAGCAACCCGCGCCATCCATCGCGCTACCTACCGACTGCTAAGCTAGGACTGGGCAAGGGTTGCACGACAGGGACATGCACCTATGAACTGACCGCAACCGGGGACACCGGAGAGTTCGGGCTGATGAGCTGGGATGGCTTCAGCGGGACGGTCGATAATTTCTCAGTGCAGGAGATCACTACCGGCCGTCACGGCCCAGTAACAGTTCACAACTAGGCAGCGAACTTCGCGACCAGTGCCTCACCCTGGTTGCCCGCATCGTGAAGCTTCGCCAGATGGGCGCCGATCAGGTTTATACCGGGTAGTTTTGAACTGATCCGCTGGGGCACTTTGTAACGCCGCCTGAGATGCAGTTGCAGGGAGTGAGCGATGCCTGCCGGAAGAGAGACGGTGCCAACGTCGATGGTGGATAGCCCGGCGTTGGCGGCGGCTTTCACAAGACTCTTTTCCGAGAATTGATGAAGGTGGATTGGAAGATCCACGCTGTGCCAATCAGCACCCAGCTTGAGAGCGAAAGGTGAGGCTGCGTTCGGCACCATGATTTTCATGAGGCCGCCATCTGTAAGCAGTGATCGAAGCTTCGTCAGCGTTCCAACCGGATCTGGCACATGCTCAAGCACATGATGTGACGTAATGATGTCGAAGCGCTCTTCGCCATGTTCGCTCAGGAAGTCCTCTAGCGTACCCTCGAAAACGGGAATGCCTTGTCCTCGCGCAATAGCTGCTCCGTGCTGACTGGGCTCGATTCCCTGAACCATTGCCCCGAGCTGGCGGCATAGATTGAGAAAGTAGCCACCACCACAGCCGAGGTCGAGCACACGCTTTCCTTCGGGCAGAGGAATGCCGTCGAGATTGCCAGCAGACATTGCCTTGGCGATCACGGTTGCGTCATCTGCTTCAGCGGCGTGACGCTCGTCATAGGCTTCGTAAGCTGAATCATAGAAGGCGTTGAGATCTTCCGCGCTCGGCCGCGGGTTTACGAAGCCATGCCGGCAGGAAAGGCACTCGAACACTGGCCACGCCTTGCCATCGGCAGGGTTGCGATTGCTGAATCCAGTAAAGCGCAGCCGGATTGAACCAGAGGCGCACACAGGGCACGAATGAAACATCGTCACAGTCCTTTGCTAACCGCGCAGAGGCACACAAACCAATAACGTATCGCAGCGATAACAGGAAGTAAACGGACATGAGCGCAGTCGCTTCAGGAACTTCCAGCGTTCGCCTTCTCTCTGCGAGAGCCGGCAGAACCGGCTTCGTGATCGAGAACACAGACGCCAATCGTCTCCATGTGCTGCTCGGATCAGGCGCGGCGGATACAACAAACTCTTACAGTTTCAGCCTGGCCCAAAACGAGACATCGGCGCTCCTGACATACAACGGCGACGTGTTCGGCATCTGGGCCGCTGATGGTTCTGGTTACGCTCTCGTAACTGAATGGTGAGGAGGCAACATGTGATGAGCGACAAATCCAAACGCCAGCTTCCTCACATACCCTCATCAGCTGACGAACAGCGCATCAGAGCCGCTCGCCAGGCAATGCTCAATGCCATGCTCAAGGATGCGATAGATGGCTGAGCGCGACTTCGCCGATGACATCGTAGAAGAACTTCTCGATAGAGTTTCCAAAGGCGAACAACTCGTCAAGCTCTGTGCCGATGTGAGAATGCCCGCGAGATCGACGGTCTATTCGTGGATTGATTGTGATCCTGACTTCGCTGGACAGTTCCGTGCGGCGCGTGCGCGAGGTGTTCACGCTCTGGCAGAGCAATGTCTTGAGATCGCCGACGAGCCGGTGAGCAAGGATGACAGCGTTGCGGTCGCCAACAAGCGCGTTCGGATCGACACACGTCTGAGGCTGGCGGGCAAATGGCTGGCCGCCGAATATGGCGACAAGCTCGACGTGAACTACAATGCGGAGATCGCGCATCGGCATGACCTTAGCGGCTACAGCTCCGATGAACTCGACACGCTTGAAAAGCTTGTCGCAAAGAGTTCCGACGCTTCGGGAGATACAGGCAGAGCGGGCGCGGAGAAGCCTGGGAGCGTTCACTAGCTACACCGAGCCTGCTTATGAACTGGCTGGGCATCAGGCGAAGCTAGATAGTGCTCTGGAGGCCGTTGAGCGCGGTGAGATAGACCGTCTCATGGTGTTCATGCCTCCGCGCCACGGCAAGAGCGAAAAGACGAGCAAGCGTTTCCCGGCATGGTATCTCGGGCGGAATCCCAAGCGGCAGATCATCGCGTCGAGCTACAACAGCGATTTGGCTACGGATTTCGGGCGCGAGGTCAGGAACATCATGGCTTCGCCTGAATATGGCGAGGTATTCAATCACGTTGGCCTAAGGCAGGATAGCCGCGCGGCCGACCGAATGAACACGGATCAAGGCGGCGCATACTTCGCCTGCGGCGTGGGCACTGCAACGACTGGCCGCGGCGCGCACCTTGGATTGATCGACGACCCGTTCAAAGATCGTGAGGACGCGGACAGCGAGATCCAGCGGGAAAAGGTCTGGCGCTGGTATCGGTCAACCTTCTTCACGCGATTAATGCCCGGTGGGGCAATTGTGCTGGTTCAGACGCGCTGGCACGAAGACGATCTAGCCGGACGGTTATTGGAGTTGCAGGGCCGCAAGGATGAGGGCGGCGAGTGGACCGTGCTCGATCTGCCAGCCCTGGATGAACAGGGCCAGGCGTTGTGGCCGGAATGGTACGACGAAACGGCTCTGGAGCGGATCAAGGCTACGATCGGTCCACGCGAATGGTCGGCACTGTATCAGCAGAGACCACAACCGGACGAAGGCACGTTCTTTCAGCGCGAGTGGTTCAAGGAATGGGAGAAGAAGCCAACTCTCCGCTATTACGGGACCAGTGATTACGCCGTCACGGATGGCGGCGGCGACTTCACGGTCCACAGAGTGTGGGGCATCGATCCCGAAGGCTGCATCTATCGCGTTGATGGATGGCGCGGTCAGGCAACCTCTGACGTATGGATCGAAGAGAAGCTGAATCTCGTCGATAAGTACAAACCACTGGCTTGGTTCGGCGAGGGCGGAGTTATCCAGAAGGCAGTTGAACCAGCGCTGATGCGCAGGATGCGTGAGCGCAAGAGCTTCTGTCGGTTAGTGTGGCTGCCCAGTGTGCATGACAAACCGACACGGGCGCGGAGCTTCCAGGCAATGGCGGCAAGTGGGCGAGTGTATTTCGAGAAGGGCGCGGACATCAGTGAGTTCCTCGCATTCCCCGCCGGCAAGCATGACGACGATGTGGATACCGCTTCACTGATCGGACGGGCTCTGGATCAGGCGCATCCGGCGATCATCCACCCGCAAGTGCCACCGAAGAATCCCCCCGATCTGTGGGGCCGCAGGAAGGAGGGCGAGTCATGGAAGGTGGTGTGACCCTCGCCGACTATAAGAAGATGTTCGCGGATGCCCGTGACCTGCTGGCTGAGAACCGCAAAGAGCAGCAGATCGATGACGATTATTACCACGGCTATCAGCTCACTCCCGAAGAGCGCAGAGTACTCCAGAAGCGCAAGCAGCCGGACACGGTATTCAACCGCTACAGGAAGAGCATCAACGGCACGCTTGGGGTATTGCAGGGCGGCGAGACCGATCCCCGAGCCTATGGCCGCAATCCAGGCGTGGATGAGGACGCGGCCGATGTGGTGTCGAAGACGCTGCGGTTTGTTGCCGACCTCAACGACTTCCACGAACTGAGACTGCGCTGCGCCTACGATTATCTAGTTCCGGGCACCTGTGCTGCTTTGGTTGAGGTAGGAGAGGACAATAGACCCAAGCTCACCCAGATTCGCTGGGAGGAGTTCTTTCACGATCCCCGCTCGAGGATGTGGGACTTCTCCGATGCCCGTTACATGGGTGTGGCGAAGTGGATGTATGCCGACGACCTGACCCGGATGTATCCGGACAAGGCGAAGGATATCGAGGACGCTTTAGGCTCAACTGGGCCAATCACGATTGATGACACGTTCGGCGACAGGCCGAGGGACAGTCTATCTAACTGGATCGATGCCCGCAAAAGACGGCTGATGGTAGTCGAAATCTACCACCGCGAGGGTCAGGGCTGGCTGAGATGCGTATTCCATGCCGGTGGAGTATTGGAAGCAGCGCCAAGTCCCTACGTTGACCAGAAGAAACAGCCCGAATGCGCGATCGTCGCCCAGTCCTGTTATGTGGACCGCGAGAACAACCGGATGGGCGTCGGACGGGATCTGAGAACGCCGCAGGATGAGTTCAACAAGCGCAGGTCGAAGCTCCTCCACGAGACCAGCAACCGCCAGATGCAGGCCATGCCCAACGAGATGGGGCAGATGGCGCTGGCGACCGATGCCGATACGGTACGGCAGGAGGCTGCCAGACCTGACGGAATCATTCCTCCGGGCTGGATGCCGGTCCAGCGGGCGGATATTTTCACCGGTCAGGTCAATCTGCTGCAGATGGCCGAAGCCGAACTGGACCGGCAGGGACCGAACCCGGCTATCTTGGCAAGGTCGGCATCTTCGGCTTCGGGACGGTCGAAACAAGTAGACCAGCAGGCAGGACTGACTGAAGACGCGGTTGTCTACAAGGGCATCCATGCGTGGGAAATGCGCATGTACCGCGCGATGTGGAACCGCTGCCGGCAATATTGGACGGCACCTGATTACATCCGGGTCACGGATGATCTGAAGTCACCGCAGTTCATCGGCATCAACCAACCCCAGACGGGAACGCAGATCGGCCGGAACCCGCAGACTGGGATGCCGGAGATCCAGCAGGTTGTATTGGGTTATGAAAACCAGCTGGCCGAACTGGATGTGGATATCGTTCTTGACGTGGTTCCGGACACCGCTGCTCTTGCCGACGAGCAGTTCCAGTCCCTGACCGAATTGGCGAAGATGTACGGCCCGCAGGAAGTGCCGTTCGATGATCTTCTTGAGGTGTCGAGCATCCCCAACAAGCGGGAGCTGATCGAGAAGCGCAAGGCACGGGCCGAGGAAGCCGCTCAGCAGGGCGGGCAGGGCCAGCAGATCCAGATGGCCGGCCTCACTGCCGAGCTCAGGGAGAAAGCGGCCTCTGCCTCGCTCAAGGAAGCGCAGACCGTCAAAACACAGGCCGAGACGCAGAAGCTTGGCGTCGAGACCCAGAACGAAGCTGTGAGACCGCATCTGGAGGCCGTTCAATCGGGCTTTCAGGCGGGCCAGCGGGGATAGGGGCCGCCTCCCTCAAAGGGCGTATCAGGCTAGACTGCATCTAGCACCCGCCGCCGGGGTTCGGGCGCATCGTCACTGCGACGTCAAGCAGAGGGATAATCATGGACAAGCTGGAGTTTTTGGACGGCGCGGAAGCGCCGAATGAGGAAGTCGTGTCTGAAGCACCGGAAGCCGCTCCGGCGGAAGTCGCTGCCGAGGAAAAGCCGGAACGTCCGAGAGGACCGGACGGCAAGTTCGCGCCGAAGGAGAAGGTTGAGGCTCCCGTCTCTCCAACTCCAGAGCCTGAACCCGTACAGGAACAGCCGATGGTGCCGCTCGCGGCGCTGCACGAGACCCGGGACAAGGTCAGAGACCTTGAAGCCCGTCTCGCGGCTCTACAGCCCAAGCAGGAGGCTCCTCAACCCACTATCGGCCCGGCTCCCGACATGTTCGAGGATCCGGACGCCTATCAGGCATGGTCACAACAGCAGATCGTCAATGCCACCCTCAACCTCTCGGAAGAGATCACGAGGGAGAAGTATGGCGATGAACTGGTGGACGCAGCCAAGACGTGGGCCACAGAACAGTTCCAGACCCGCCCCGGCTTCGCCCAGGAAGTGATGAGCCAGCGCAATCCCTACGGCTATGCCGTCAAGCAGTACCAGAAGCAGCAATCGCTCTCCCAGCTGGGAGACGATCCGACAGAGATTCAAGCCTACCTCGCCTGGAAACAGGCCCAGCAGGCTCAGCCGGCGGCTCCGGCCGTCACACCCCCACCTCAACGCCCTCCACAATCGATCGCCTCTGCACCTTCAGCCGGAGGATTGCAGGCTCAGGCGGTCGGGCCGGGAGTGGCGTTCGATTCAATCATAAGGTAATTCGAAATGGCTGAAGTCACCCTCGCATCTGCCTCTGAAAAGCAGAAGTGGATCAGCGACTATTTCGCTGAATATGTCCGGCAGTCCGGTTTTCAGGGCTATATGGGCCGGTCCAACAACTCGATCATCATTGCCAAATACGAGCTTCAGGAAGAGGCCGGCAAGACGATCAACATCCCGCTCATCACGCGGCTGAAGTCGGCGACCGGCGTTACCGGTTCCGGCGTTCTCGACGGCAACGAGGAAGAGCTTGGCAACTACAATTGCGCGATCTCGATCGACTGGCGCCGCAACGGCGTCCGTGTTCCGAAATCGACCAGCTTCAAGACCGAGATCGACCTTCTCAACGCCGCTCGCGACATGCTGCGCACGTGGGAAGCCGAGAAGATCCGCGACGATATCATCACGGCGATGATGTCGGTGGTCACGACCGCTGACACGACTGTCACGATGGCGGCTTCGTCGGCGGCCAACCGCAACGCTTATGCACTGGCCAATGTGGATCGCCTGCTCTTCGGCGCCACCCTGTCGAACTATTCGGCAACGTGGGCAACGGCGATGGGCAACATCGACACGACCGCTGACAAGTTCGATGTCGGCAAGGCCAGTCTGATGAAGCGTATCGCCAAGCTCGCAGACCCCCATATCCGGCCCTTCCGGTCGAAGGTTGGGCAGGAGTTTTTCGTGGCGTTCCACGGGGCGCGGACGTTCCGCGACCTGAAGGCGGACACCACGCTCCTGGCAGCCAACCGCGATGCGCGGCCTCGTGATGTCGAAGAGAACCCGATCTTCCAGGACGGCGATCTCATCTATGACGGCATCATCCACCGCGAGGTGCCGGAAATCGATGTCGTCGCAGCCAATGGCGGCAATGCCTACACCCTGAACGCAGTTGGCGCGGCATCGGCGGATGTCCGTCCGGTGTTCCTCTGCGGAGCGCAGGCTGTGGGTATCGCCTGGGGCCAGGAGCCAACCCCGAGAACCGACACCAACAAGGACTATCAGTTCCGTCCCGGTGTCGCGATCGAGGAGCTATTGGGCGTCAAGAAACTGGCGTTCAACGGTCTCCAGCAGGGCATGGTCAGCGGCTTCTTCGCTGCCGCCGCCGATTCATAAGGAGATGGATAATGCCTGAGATTGGCTCCGGCGATCCGAGCGACCCGCTGTTTCAGCAGGCGCTCGGCTTCACTCCCAAGGCTAAACCGAAGGCCAAGAAAAAGGCCAAGGGAAAGCGCAAATAACCATCAACGAGTGAGCGGCCCTTCGGGGCCGTTCGCTTTTGGAGATACGAAATGGCGACTTACAACTCTGATAAGGTCATCGGCAACGTGCCGTTGGCCCACCACGGCCTTGGCGGCGGCACGAAGGTCGCCTTTGCCACGATTGCCGTTCCCTCGACCATCGCAACGACCGATGCATTGAGCTTTTTCGATCTTCCCGCGGGAGCGAGAGTTGTCCTCGCCGTGCTGGAAGCGGACGATCTCGACAGCAACGGCACCCCGACCATTACCATCAACGTGGGCGATGCGGGATCGGCGACGCGGTATTTTTCAGCCTCTACCGTGGCCCAGGCCGGCACCCTGTCAACGGCGATGGCTACGGCAGGTGCGGGTTACTCGAACACGGCCAAGACCCGCGTGACCGGAGTCCTTCAGGCCAACCCGGCGACCGGCGTGGCTGGCAACATCTACCTGACGATGTTCTACGTCATCGAAGGCGTGGCGTCCTAATGATCGGCGGGGGCTGTAATGGCTCCCGCCCTTCCTTTCGAGGAGGGTAGTTGATGGCTGCAACCTGCCTCGACATCGTGACCTTTGCCATGCGCTCGCTGGCGCTTCTGGCCTCAGGGGAAACGCCGAGCTCGCAGGAAAGCGAGGATGGGCTTGTCGCGCTTCAGTCATTCTATGACGAGCTTGTCATGTCCGGCATCTTCGGGCGGCTCGAGGATGTCTATCTTACTGCCAGTGACACGGCGCAGGAGGGCAATAGATACCTGCTTGCGGCCAGCGTTGTTCTCACCGAGCCGACCATCATCTCTGCGGATGTGACCGAGGATGGAGAAGACAGGCAACCAAGAGACCTGTCCCTGTATGAGAGCCTGACCAGCACCGGAACACTCTCCCGCAGACTCTACGATCGCACTGGATGGGTGAGCCTGACGGGTCTTACACTGGCCGGTACGGCTCCCTTGTCCAGCAGAGGCGCGATGGGCCTTGCCGCTGCCGTGGCGTGCTCTGGGGGCTTCTCGGATATGTTCGGCGCCAATCCCGGCGCTCCTCTTCTCGCGCGCTCACAGCGCTTCCTGTCGAGCCTCTCGCACAAGCTTGGATCGACCCGCGATCGCCTGGCTGCGGAGTATATGTGAGCATTTCCTACGGCAGCTCTGCCTACAAACGAACCAACGGCGACCTGCCGTCGCTGACGCTCATCAACATGTTCGTCGAGCAGGCGAAGACATCCGAGCAGGGGATAGCTCTCTTGTCGCGAGAGGGGATGGTTCAATCATCCACGCCCGGAACTGGGCCCATTTACGGCATTTTCTCCAAGCAGGGATGCTTCGGGGGAGACCTGTTCACCGTCTCCAATAATACCCTCTACCGCGGAACGACTTCGCTGGGAGCGATTACCGGAACGGGCCCAGTTTCCATCGACGGCTCTGATAATGAGGTTGTCGTCACCCGTGGAGGGACAGCCTACAGCTACAACGGGACCAATTTAGCAGCGATTTCCTTTCCTGATGGGGCCAATGTTCGGGCGGTGTGCTTCATTAACGGGCGGTTTGTGTTTGTCCGTGATGGATCGGCGAAATTCTACTGGTCGGACATTCTCAACGGCCGAACGGTCAATGCGCTCAATTTCGCTACTGCCGAAAGACAGCCTGACCAATTATTGGACGTAAAGGCACGCGGCGACATCCTCTGGCTGCTCGGCCAATCCACGACTGAGGCGTGGAGCAACGATGGCTCGGACGCGGACATCCCTTTCTCGAGGATCGAACAGGTTGTCTTCGACGTGGGAGCTATGGCCACTGGCTGCACGGTCCTGGCCGACAACACATTGTTCACCATCGGCCACGATGGGGTTCTTTACCGCACCGGAGAAGTCCCGGAGCGCGTTTCTGATCATTCCATTGAGGAGCGCATTCTCAGCTCCGCGACACAAAAACTGTTCACGTTCAAATATCAGGGTCATGAATTTCTCGCTATAAGACTAGATGTCGAAACGTTAGTCTATGATGCTGCAACGCGAGAGTTTTGCGAGTTCCAGTCGTCTCAGGCTAATTGGATCGCACAATGTGCTACAATGGTTGGTGATTTGGCATATTTCGGCCATTCGATCACTAATCAGGTGCTGATATTCGGCGGATGGGACGATGCTGGCGAGGAATTGGAACGCAGGTTCTCGGCCGCGCAGCAATTGGATGAGCCGGTCACGATCAATAATATCCGGCTATGGTGCAATGCCGGCCACACGGAGGTGTTGGGCGGGCAGGGCTCCGATCCCCAAGTCGAAATGCGTTATTCGAGAAACGCAGGGAATAGCTGGAGCGCCTTTAGCTCGGCCAGATTGGGGGCAACCGGACAATATCGCACAGTTCCCGCATGGAGACGGTTGGGTCAGTTCGATTTCCCTGGACTGTTGCTTGAGTTCCGGTTGACCGATCCGGTGCCGTTCAGGGTCTCGTCAGTAAAAGCCAACGACTTCTCCGGTGGTAGATCAAGAGGTGGCTAAGCTTCTCGACCGACGGACTGGCCAAAACTCTTCGGGAATTGCGTTTCAGAGATTGTGGCAAAAGAATTGCGAGCTGATTGAAGCCCAATTCGCCGATATCTTTCTGGCGCTGGCCTCGATCTCCGATGTTGCTCCGATAACCATCGTTGCCGACTACACAGGAGCGGTGAATCCGGCCAACCAGCTGCCCTATCAGGTTGCGATCAAGCGCTTCAGCGGCGACACGGACGTAACCACCTTGACGGTATGGTCCCTTGCTGCCGATGCGGGGATCACGGCGACGATCGGGGCTTCCACCGGGCTTCTGTCGATTACTGCGATCACGGCTTCGGGCAACATCACGGTTTCCAGCCTCTACAACGGGATAACAAAGACAAAGCTGGTCCCTGTTACTCTGAGCATCGGAGCGCCGCCATCCACCGGCACCGGCGGCGGCAGTTCAACTGCATCGGACACAACGTTCAATTCGATCAATTCGGCAACCCATGCCGCGATTTCCGACGAGCTCACGGTGACAGTGGGATCATCCGGGACGGTCACGCTAAATGCCGCGTCGCTGACGGTGAGAACGGCCAAGGATACGACCGGCACTTTCCCTGTTTACGGCATCTGGCGGTGGTGGAACGGGTCTTCATACGTAGATGTCGGGACCGAGGTTCAGAGCAGCCCGAATTGCACGCTCGATTTTGATTCGGAGACGGGGATCTACTTCTTCGATCCCGCTGGGAGCCTGACGGTCAACAGTTCGAAAAGTGGGCTTGGGGTCAGCAGCAGCCAGAAGTTCCAGCTGTATGCCCGCAACTCTTCAGGAACGCGGACGATGACCTTCACCGGGACGGCTTCGGCAATCCCATGATCCGACGCGCTTCGGTCGAGGATGTCGAGAGCATCAACGACTGGATCTATCGCGACAGCGGCAAGAGACCGGATTTCAGCTTCTTTCTCGCCGATCGGATGAATGTCTGCCTTACCGAAGGCGAGGGTGGAGCCTTGTTCGTGTGGCGTGGGCCGGGGATTTTCGAGGTTCACGTCTTCTTCACTCAACGGGGAAAGTCGGTTCTCCGTCTCTCCCGCGAAATGCTCGAAATCATGCGCCGGGATTACGGTGCTGAACTGTTCTGGGCGGCGGTCCCGGTCGAATCCCGCCACGTCATCATGTTCACCCGCCTGATGGGCTGGAAGTCACACGGTTTCGCCGAGCTTCCGCAGGGCCGGTGCGAACTTTTCATCGGAGAATAGGATGCCTCCAGCTGTAATCGCTGCCGGCGCTGTCGCCGCCGGCACCATCGGCGGCGCCGTCATTGGCTCATCGGCGCAGAAGAAGGCCGCGAACCAGGCCAATGCCGCTCAACAGCGGTCAACCGACGCCCAGCTTCAGCTTGGCCGCGAGAACATTAATTTCCAGCAGGGCATCTATAACCAGAACAGGGGGTTACTCAGCCCATTTGTTGAGCGGGGAAATGTTGCGGGCCAGTCGATCAATGCTCTGCTTGGACTTCCCTCTGCGCCTTCATCCAGTGCGCCTACTGGTGTCCAGACCGCGCCTGTCGCCGGACAGGTGGCAGTCAATGATCCAGCGTGGTCCGAGGGCGCGTTGCAGGCGATGGGGCTCGGCTCGCGTGGGGATTCGGTCGGCACTTTGCAGGGCCATCTGGGCGGACAAATCGAGGGCCAGCTTCCCGATTATGTCCGCCAGCGTTACGACAGTTACGTTCAGAGCCACCCCCAACAGCAGCAGCAACAGCAGACTACGGCTGCGCCTACCGGCACCCAGCCCTTGGATGCGTTCAACAACTTCGCCAATTCGGCGGGGATGCAGTTCCAGCTCCAGCAGGGCGAGAACGCGATCAACAATGGCTATGCTGCAAAAGGGCAGCTTCAGTCAGGCGCTGCTCTAAAGGGTCTTCAGAATTACGGCCAGCAAACCGCTCTGAATAACTACTTCCTGCCGTATCTGGGGCTTCTCGGCGGCCAGCAGGCAACCGGAGCACAGGCCGGTTCGGCAATCGCCGGGGTAGGTTCCAACTTCGGCAATACCGTTGCCAACATCTACGGCCAGCAGGGCAATGCGATTCAATCCGGGGCAAATGCGGCTTCCAATGCGGCTCTGTTGAGAGGTCAGGCCAATAATAATATGTGGTCCGGCATCGCATCTGGGCTCGGCACCTTCGCCTCAAGCTTCGCTCCTCCGAAGGGCTTCTGAGATGGCGGATGTCAACTGGTCCTTGGGTCTCCCACAGCAAAACCCTGGGAACGCCTTTCTGGACGCCTTCAAGCAGGGCCAGCAGCAACGCCGGCAGGATCAGGCACGGCAGGCGATGGGAGCGCTTGTCCAGAACCCCAACGACCCAAAGGCTTTGGCTGCATTGGCCCAGGTTGATCCGCAGAGTGCGATGGAGTTCCGCAAGCAGCAGATCGAATATTCCAAGGCCCAACTGGCCCAGCACCAGGATTCGATCCTCAAGGGCGCTGAAATCGTGCGCCAGTTCAATCCCAAGGATCAGCAGAGCTACACCGCAGCGCTTCAGGCGGCCCAGGCGGCGGGCATCGATGTGTCCCAGGTTCCGCAGCAATATAACCCGCAATATGTCGATGGAGTGATGAAGCTTGCTGATGCGCTAAAGCCTCAAACTTCTGACAACACGCATTTCATCACTCCGCAGCCCGGCGGCGGCGCCTATGCCTACGATCCGCGAACTGGCGGCGTCACGACCATCATCGCTCCTAATCCTGGGGACCAGGCTCCTGGCGCGCCGGTTCAGGCTGGAGGGTTGCCACACGTCAGCGACCAGCGGAGCTACGATGCGATCCCTCCGGGAACGCAGTATATGACCCCTGACGGGCATGTGAGAGTGAAGCAAGGAGGTCAGCCGGTTGCCCCGGCTGGCGGGTTTCCATGATACCACCGCGCGCAGTGAAAGCGGCGGCCGTGACTATTATCCGAGCGGCGCTCCTGTCGTCAGCCCCAAGGGGGCGATGTATGCCATGCAGGTGATGCCCGGCACGGCCCGCGATCCCGGTTTCGGGGTGGCTCCGGCTCAATCCTCGACACCTTCTGAATATAACCGGGTCGGACGGCAATATCTGGATGCGCTTCGCCAGAAGTACGGTGGGGATCCGGCGAAGATGTGGGGCGCCTACAATTGGGGACCGGGCAATCTCGATAATGCCCTCAACCGCTACGGCGGGGACTGGCTGCGTTATGCGCCCAAAGAAACACAGGATTATGTAAGACGCAATCTGGCGGGGAGCGGACTGTAAATGGCGAATCCCTGGGACAATGATCCGGTCGTGAGCACCCCCCAAAGCGGCCCCATTTACGGCTTGCCGCGCCAAGCGCCGATGCAGACGCCAGCCCAATCGCAGCAGGATCAGCTTCAGGTCCAACATTTGGGCCAGCAGATCCAGGCCCAGCCGCTTCAGAATGAGAATACCGCGGTCAACATCCAGCAGGGCCGCGCCGGCATACAGAACCAGCAGTTCAACCAGAACCAGGCGCTGCGGCAGGAGTTCAACGCCCTCCCCGAGATCAAGAATTACAGCGCGGCGGTTCAGTCTCTCGGGACAGCTCTGAAAGCTCCCGATAGCCCGCAGGGTGATCTCGCGGTAATCTATGCCTATGCCAAGGCCGCCGATCCCGGCTCGGTCGTTCGCGAAGGCGAGGTGGACATGGCGACGGCCACCGCATCTCTCCCGGAGAAATACCGGGCCGAGGTCGGGAAGCTGACCGAGGGCAAGCGCCTTCCTCCCGAGGTTCGGACGGGCCTCATCGAAACGATGCGCCAGTCCGTAGGTGGATTGAGGCAGGTCTATGACCAGCAGAGGGAACGTTATTCGGCTCTTGCCCAGCAGAATGGCTTCGATCCTAAGCAGATCGTCGGCGAGCCTCTTTACCAAGCCTATGAACCTTCCGAAGAGCAATATATCCGCGCGCATGGTGGGACGCCGCGGATCAATGGCGTGCCGATCGATCAGCCTGCTCCACAGGGCGAGGCGCCAACGCAAGCGGTTGGTCAATTCGGTGATGCCCGCGGGGAAGCACCGCTTCCGCCACATGCCGAGGATTTCCGCAACGGCCTTTATTCGGCCATGCGGAACCGGCAGATCAATTCCCCGGCCGACATGAAGGCATGGGTCCAGCAGTTCAATCAACAGAACGGGACACAATACCAGCCCCAACTCACCGCCAAGGACACGCTGAAGGCAATTAATGCCGCGCGGAAGGGCCAGGCGTTCAACGTCGAGCTGCCCAAATACATGCCGGATATTTCCGACGCGCGTGGCGGCAATGGAATCGGAGAGAAGGCCGATGCCGCGCTTCGCGGTGCTGCGGATACGGCTTCATTCGGCATCGCAGACAAGGCCGCAGCGCTGGGTGACACAGTAACGCGCGGCGGAACCTATGACGAGAATTTGGCGCGCCAATATGCGATCTCCGATTATGATACACAAAAGCACTTCCCCTCTCGCTTCGGCGGTCAGATCGTCGGCGGCTTCGCTGTTCCGGTGGGTGAGATGGCTTCGATCCCGCAGGTCATGGGCAAGAGCGCAGCTGCCGGCGCAGCTTACGGGACAGGTTCGTCACGGTCCCTCGCAGATGTGCCGCAGAATGCCTTCCTTGGAGGCATTGCGGGCGGCGCGATCGGTGGAGTGGTCGGAGGTGCGCCGCGCGTTATTGGGGCCTTGCGCCGCGCTCCTGGCGAAGTCCCACCACTGGTCGATCCACAGACAGGCCAGCTCAACCAACCTTTGGAAGCGATGACTCCGGGCCAGCGGGTGGTCAAAGCCGAGGAATATGGCGTCAACCTTCCCGCCGATGCGGCTGGAGGGCGAACCGCCGCCGTCATCGGCAAGGGTCTCGACATCATGCCCGGATCTGCCGGCGTGATGGAGGATGCGCGCAGGGCCACGGAAAGCCAGGTTGCCGACGCTTCTGACGTAGTTGCCTCACGTTTCGGTAATGCGCGCACGATGAACGAGGCCGGAGCCGAGCTTCAGCGCGGAGCGAACGAGCGGATCGAGCGCGGCAAGGCGGTCATCAACAAGGCTTATGAGGCGATTCCGATTGCGGATCAGGCTCCGGCATCTACGAGCAATAGCGTTGCCACTCTTCAGAGCCTTACCGGGCGGTTCCAGTCGAACCCTGATCTAGCTGCGACGCTGAAAGACCCGAAACTGGCCGGCTATCTCGATGCTTTGCAAAAGGGCGGCCTCAGCTGGCAGGATCTGAAGGATTTCCGGTCGATCATCGGCGAAAAAATCGGCGAAATGCGCTTTGGCGAAAGCTCCAGCACATCTGACCTTCGCGCTCTTTACGCTGGTCTTTCGGAAGACATGCAGACGACTGCTGCGCAAATGGGGCCGCGTGCCACAGCTGCGTTCAATCGCGCCAACAACCTCAACCGCGAAAACGAACAGATGATCCAGGGAGCATTGACCCGCATTCTCGGCAAGAATGGCCAATTAGCTCCGGAGAAGGCTGCTGCCGCGGTCCAGGCGATGACCAAGGGCGGCAAATCAACCGGAGACTTGAGAACATTGGCTCAGATCCGCTCGGCGACGATCAAGAGTGGGGCATGGAATGAAATTGCCTCGACCCTGATCCGCCTGGGCGGTCAGCCAGTCAATTCTGCGGGGAGGGATTTCAACCCGCAGACCTTCGTCAACTGGTATGCCGACATGGCCGAACCTGCCCGGAAGATGCTGTTTGGCAAGTCCGAGCTCAGAGACGCATTGGACGGCTTTGTGGCCGTCAACCAGCGTCTTCAGAAGGTCAACGCTCTCCGCAACACCTCGAACACCGCGGGAAATCTCACCGCGGCAGGAACGGTGGGCACGATGGCCGCATCTCTCGGCA